GATGGTTCTATCAAACGTCGAGAAGATGGTAAGATCATCAAAAACCCTGACTACCCTAAAGTATCCTTGGAGGACCTTATCTGATGCAATTCTTTCTTCCCCTCTTGACACTCTTCTTCATTGGCCTGAAGCTGGCAGGCTCTATCGCTTGGTCTTGGTGGTGGGTTCTTAGCCCCTTGTGGCTTGGGTTCCTTGTCGCATTCACCTTGTCGCTAGTCTTCTATCTCCTCGCTAAGAAACACTTCTGATGACTGTCCAGGAGCTGATAAACAAACTCCAGACTATCAGAGACAGGTCCCTACCTGTTGTCCTTGTAGAGTGGAACATTCAGAACCCCCTGTCTACCAAACATGAAGTAGAGACTAATCGTATCGTGGTGCAACCCCATCGTGTTGCAATCATTGTAGATTAGTCCTACTATAACCCTGCAAAAGAAAGTGGAGGTAATGTGGTTAAGCGTTTCTATTATGAATATGACGAAATTGACAAGGGTTATTTAATCCTTGAAGATGGGGGAGGTTATGAGCATGGGGCCTTTTATGATATATCCCACTTCTCTGTCCAAACAAAAGAAGATGCTATCGACGCTGTAACCCTACTAAACAAACTCTACGAGAAAGCAGAAAAGCAATGAATAACTACTTGCCTACGGACTATCAGTCCTTTATCGGGACCTCGCGTTATGCCCGATGGATTGACTCTGAGAACCGACGCGAGAATTGGGGAGAGACTGTTGGTCGCTACATCAAGAACATCATCCCAGAAGGATTTGACCATAAGACCTGCTTCGAGATTGAGCAAGCCATCCTGAACCTCGAAGTCATGCCCTCAATGAGAGCACTAATGACGGCAGGCCCTGCTCTGGAACGTGACAACACGGCTGGCTACAACTGTTCCTACCTGCCTGTAGATGACCCCAAGTCCTTTGATGAGGCTATGTTCATCCTACTCTGTGGCACTGGTGTAGGCTTCTCTGTGGAGCGTCAATACATCAGCAAACTCCCAGAAGTCCCTGAGCAGATGTTCAAGAGTGAGACTGTTATTGTAGTAAAAGACAGCAAAGAAGGTTGGGCTAAGTCTCTACGTCAACTGATCAGCCTGCTGTATGCTGGTGAAATTCCCCAATGGGATGTGTCTAAGGTCCGCCCTGCTGGTGCCAAGCTGAAGACCTTTGGTGGCCGTGCTTCTGGTCCTGCACCTCTGGTAGAACTCTTCAACTTCACTATCAATACGTTTGTATCTGCCAAGGGGCGTAAGCTCAATTCTATCGAATGCCATGATCTTATGTGCAAGATTGGTGAGGTTGTAGTTGTTGGTGGTGTCCGTCGATCTGCAATGATCTCTCTGTCTAACTTGTCTGATGATCGTATGCGTCATGCCAAGTCGGGTAGCTGGTGGGAAGGTCAGAAACAACGTGCCTTGGCTAACAACTCTGTGGCCTACACTGAGAAGCCTGATATGGAAACCTTCATGCGTGAGTGGTTGTCCTTGGTAGAGTCTAAGTCGGGAGAGCGTGGTATCTTCTCTCGTCCTGCAAGTAAGAAGCAAGCAGCTAAGAATGGACGCCGTGATGCGAGTTATGACTTCGGTACTAACCCTTGTTCGGAGATTATCCTTCGCCCCTATCAGTTCTGTAACCTCACGGAAGTCGTGGTCCGAGCTACGGATACACTTGAGGACTTGGAACGGAAAGTAAAGTTGGCTACGATCCTTGGGACTATCCAGTCTACCTACACCCACTTCCCTTATCTACGTAAGGTATGGAAAGATAACACTGAGGCTGAACGTCTCTTGGGTGTGTCGTTGACTGGTATCATGGACAATAAACTTATGTCCGAGAACGGGTACCAACTCGGCTATCTTTTGGAGAACCTGAAGAATGTTGCTATTGCTACTAACGCTGAGTGGGCTGAACGCCTTGGTATCCCTGCTAGTGCTGCTATCACCTGTGTCAAACCCTCAGGGACAGTCTCGCAACTTGTTGACAGCTCTAGTGGTATTCACGCTCGTCACTCAGCCTATTATATTCGTACTGTTCGTGGCGACAATAAAGACCCTCTGACACAGTTTATGAAGGATCAAGGCATCCCGAGTGAACCGGATGTGATGAAGCCTGATGCTACCACTGTCTTCAGTTTCCCAATGAAGTCCCCTGTAGGTGCAGTTACTCGTAACGACATGACTGCCCTCGAACAACTGGAGTTGTGGTTGACTTATCAGCGCCATTGGTGTGAGCATAAACCTTCCGTGACAATCACAGTTCGGGACCATGAGTGGATGGAAGTAGGTGCTTGGGTCTATAAATACTTTGATGAAGTATCTGGTGTGTCTTTCTTGCCACACTCTGACCATAGCTACCAACAGGCACCCTACCAAGAGTGTACTGAACGAGAGTATCTTGAGGCTCTGGCCCTTATGCCTGCTAAGATTGATTGGGCCAAACTGAGTGAGTACGAGACTGAGGATACTTCTAAGGGGACTAGCACTTTTGCGTGTTCTGGCGGGAGCTGCGAAATCGTAGACTTGACCTAAGAACCATGTTCTACATCATCACTCGTGAGGATTGCCCTTGGTGTGACAAAGCCAAGGAAACACTTAGCAAAAGGGGGGAGGCCATAACGGCCTTTCTCTACACCGACCACCCTATGATTGTGAAACTTATGGGCAAGGCAGGACTAAAGACTGTCCCTCAGATTTGGCATGATGGGCAACACGTAGGTGGCTGCGCTGAACTCTACAAATATCTAGAGGAGTTAGACGAATGATTGCTGCAAAGCCACGAGGTAAGCGGGTAACGAAGTACAAGAATGCAGAGGAAGAGTCTGTAGGTAAACTGGTACCAATCCTCCCCCGCAATGAAAATCAGCGTTCCTACCTAGAGGCTCTAAAGAAAAGCAGTCAGGTTATCGCTCTTGGACCCAGTGGTTGCAAGACTGGGGATACCGTTATTGCCTACAATAGGGGTAAGAGACACGGTGTTCGTAAGATCACTCTGGAAGACTTCGTGAAGAAGTTCAATGGTGAACCCGGCGTAAGGTTGCCCTTCAAGAAGCAGGCTGATACCTTTGTACATTCGTACAATCAAGAGACTGGTGAAATCTTTCTGAACAAGGTTATCGGTGCTTGGCGGACGGGTTACAAGGAGGTCTTGAAAATTACTACAGAAGACTGTGGTTTTGTCAAGATAACTAAAGATGATAAAGTCTTGCTAGAAGATGGCTCTTTCAAGGTAGCCAAAGAGGTTGTTGTTGGGGATCGTTTGCTCTGTAAGGGGGACTTTAAGTGCCCTAAGACAGACCGCACCAAGAAAAAGGAGACAAAGAGAAATCGGGTTGTTGTGGAAGGATTGAAGTACTATGAAGGTGGTTGGGATAAAAAAGTCCACTGCCACAAAGTCAACAAGACTTACATCTACAAGAGAAACCACAAAGCAAGGTTAATTCTCGAAGCAGACCTAAACAACGTCTCTTATGAGGATTACATCTTTGCACTAAAGGAAAACCCTAACCACACATACAAAATACTTCTGGATGCAGACTTAGAGATTCATCACAAAGATGGTGTTGTGACTAACGACTCTCTAGATAATCTTGAGGCTCTGACTAAGGCAGATCATGCTAGGTTGCACTACAAAGATGGTGGGCAAGAAAACTTTGGTAGGGTTTACAAGAAAATCTCTACTGTTGTCTCCGTAGAAGACTTGGGGGTACTTGAGGTCTTTGACCTATCTATGCAAGCACCACACCATAACTTTGTAGTCAATGACGGTATAATCACCCACAACACAGGGAAGACTTGGATACCAGTTACCTTTGCTTGTAACCTCTACCTTGGACGTAAGATCGACAAGATCATCCTGACTAGGCCAGCAGTCTCTGTAGGTAAGTCTCTAGGCTCTCTCCCGGGTGACATGGGTGAGAAGTATGGGCCTTGGCTATCGCCTCTCCTGAGCGTCATGGAAGAGCAGATGGGGAAGGGTGTAGTCGAGACCAGTGTCAAGAATGGGAACATTCGTATGGCACCCCTAGAATACATGAGGGGATCATCCTTCAATGATGCCTTTGTGATCTGTGATGAAGCCCAGAACCTGACTATCGAAGAACTAAAGATGTTGACTACAAGGATTGGGGAGAACTGCACCTTTGTCCTCTCTGGTGACATCCGACAGTCTGACATCAAGCAACAGTCTGGACTATCTAAAGCAATCCACCTAGCTAAGAAGTACCAGATGGACATCCCTATCATCGAGTTTACTCTTGACGATGTGGTTCGTAGTGATATATGCAAGAAGTGGGTAGCTGCTTTTTATGAGGAGAATCTCTGATGACTTTTAATGTTGGTGATACTGTCACCTTGAATGATGACAATCGCAGTCTCGGCTATGGTGTAGTGGACAAACTGTGTGCTACTGGTGCCCTAGTTACCTTTGAGGGTTTCCCGGAGAGTGTTTGGTATAACTACAAGAATCTACGGAAGTACGCAGATTGGGAGAATGCAGCTTGGAATGCGCTTATGCAACAGAGTGATCAACTGAATGACTTCTTCCAGCAAGATGAAGCCCCACCTACTGATGCTGTGAACAACCCTGATCACTACAACTACGGTAGTATTGAGTGTATTGATTACCTCAAGGACAACCTCTCATGGGAAGGCTACACAGGCTATCTGGAAGGTAACTGCAAGAAGTATTTGCACCGCTGGCGTTACAAGCAGAAGCCTCTGGAAGACCTCAAGAAGGCCCGCTGGTATCTGGATCGTCTGATCTCAGAGCTAGAACAAGAAGACTGATACAAATGAAAAAAGCCCGTAAGCTAGGACATATGATCCTGACTTACGGGCTTTTTTTATTTATGCGCTATTTATTCTGAGGGTTGGTTCTTATAGATGTCAAGGATGTCACGTTTGACTTCTTTCAAGTCAGTCTGAATGTCCCGCATAATCTCACGGTCTTCATTACGTCTTTCATCCCTTGATGCTACCTCTTTCTGTAGGAGGGCAATCTGTTTCTCATTTGTGAGAACCCTACGGACGAGCCAAGTACCGGCTGAGAATACAGCAGCAACTGCACTCCCAATAATGTATTCCAAATAGTTCATCTTTTAAATAGCCCTCTTATAAACCTAGAGATTTCATTAGGGGATGGTAGCAACCAACCAAGGATCAGAAGCAACATCATCCAGAGTGGAGTTTGTTGGATCGTAACTTCTTCGATGTTATCTGATGTAATAGGAGAGGTCTGTTGAACTATGTCACGTCCTGCTTCCGTATTGATTTGATTACCTACAAGTTGCTGGGTGTTCTCTTTCCCTGCTTGTACATTGGCTGCTACGTTAGGCCCTCCGCCCGTTAGGAGGCCCAAGGGACCCCCACAAGCAGTCAAGGCTAGTAGGGCTACCAAGATCAGTAGACGCACCTCACAGCCCCTTCCTGCAGAGCGTAACCTTGCTGTCTGCCCTGCGGTTCTCTAGGCCCTTGATAGTCCTGCCACCAGCCTTGACCCACTTACCAAGTTCATCACAAGCATCCTTGTAGCGACCAGCATTGGCGAGTTTCATCATGGTGGACTTACAGACAGCGCCTATACCCACGTTGTAGGAGAGTTCTAGCATAGAGGCTTGGACACCTACAGGGATGTTCTTGTTGGTCATGCAAGGCTGTAGCTTGGCATAGAAGTCAGCAACGCCATCCTCTAGCATGGCAAAGCATTGAGCCTTACTGTAGGTATCCCCCATCTTGACACCACGGGTCTCCCCGTAGCAGACAGTAGGAACCCCAACAATATCCTTGTAGGCAGTAGTCTCCAGACCTTCCCACTTCGCAATAAAGGGGGTAGCCGTGGCAATGACTACAGCAGCAACACCAGCTGTTAGTTTTTTACTTAGGAACATTGTTAGGGTATCCTTACAAACATGACTGTGGGTTTGTTATTCTGGAATATCTTCCCAACCAATAGCCACACAATCTGGTCCCCTGTCTGGAAATTGAGCTAGGTAACTCTCTTTAGTATCACAGATCACAACCGAACCATCTTCAAGGGTAACTGCGATCACTTTTGTGATGTAGTTGTACGAGATTTCCATGATCAAAGAACCCTATAGCTGAAGATGAAGTTGTAGAGTACGCTGCTCGTTGTGGTTGGTTTGAATCGGAACAGAGCTACATCCAATGTTGCATCAGCCAAGAAAGACCCAGCCACTCCGTAAGACCCGGCAGAGGTAGCAGCACCTGTTCCTCCCAACTGGTGTGGTGTAGCAAAGTTTGATGCAACAGGCAAGGTCAGGGAAAGGGCGGTTTCTGTATTTGCAGCGGTTGCACTGATGTCGAGACGACCAGAGACAGTTACTACATCCCCTACGCGGTAGTATTGACAGGCAATAGACACGCTAGCACTAACGTTAGCTACAGCAGCGAGTGTGGGTGTGTAGGTTCCCGACAAAAGGTTAGAACCTACCACAGTACCACTTGCTTTGATATTACCTACAACATCCAATTTCTCTGTCGGGCTGCTTGTGCCTACACCCACATCACCAGAAGTAAAGGAGGGCGAACCAGTAGTTTGGTTAATGACAAAAAGATCAAGCCAAGAACTATTACCTTCATTCCGAATGTGTAGGGTGTTGGTGTCAGTCTCATACCAAAGTTGATTGGCAAAGGTGGTGGCAGGTTCTGCCGTCCCAGAAGACAGAGTTACGAGTGCCCCAAGGGCGTTGTTAAGGTCAGTCCTGAAAGAAGGAAAGCCTTGGTTAGCAATGTTAAAGTCATGTTGAGACATTTAGAGAACCTTTCCGTAGCCTTTAGCTACATAGTCGAGAGTAACAGAGTTGGTAGCAACTCCACCACCACTATCGTAAACAGTGATAGTAAAACCTGATCTAGTTTTTGAAGTAATTGCATACCTTTGTCCGTTAGTAAGGTTTGCTAGAGAGAGGCCGATAGCAGGTACAGCCCTAAAGGGAGTATCGTAAGTGATCGTGGTACTACCTGTAAAGGCAATATCATCACCACTTTCAATACGGTCTGGCATATCCACCCGCACAGACAACTCAGTCACAGCAGGAGAAGATGCTGCGTTAGTAGTGGTCAAGATAGCCCTAAAGCGCATGGCTCGTCCTGTTACATCACCAACAATAATATCTTCCCAAGCCGACCAAGTAGGAGAACCTGTAGGATCATCGTCTGTGTAGGAGACTTGTATTTTTGCAGAGTTATCGTCATAGGTGTTAGGGGAACCATCAAAAAGCCCTTGAGCCAAGTCAAAGTTTCCTGTACGACTATCAAACAAGTCTACATAATCTACTCGTTCCATGTCAATGAAAGTTTTGACACGAGAGGTGTATTTCTCCCCCAGATCAATGACAGAGTCAAAAGAGTAGGTACCTTTAGCTACAACACCACCAAGACCATCAAACAAACCAAGACCATCATCAAAGTCACCAAGGGCACTATCAAATAAGGTAGAGGTTTGAAGTACAAGGCAACGTATACCGTTTACATCAGTGCTTGTAATGTTGGACTTGAACCCTGTGAAGTTTGGCTCTTGTGTCAAGGTCTGAATGACGTTCAATTTCTCAAGATTACCCGGATCGGTCACAACAACAACACTAGAAGGGTTTTCACCCCCGATACCCAGTTTATCGTAAGCCCTGACAAAGTAAGTGCCTGTCAAAGCAGGGACAACAACACTGTTACCCGGGCGGGCAACCTTATTGACAATATCTACAGCTTTACTGTAGGTAGCATCAGTGGTCCGTTTAGAAAAGCGAACTCGATAGTGGGACAAGTCCAAGTCTGCTACAGGGCTCCAGCTCAAGTAGAGGTAGCTCCCAATCACATTAGCTGACAGGTCTTGTACATCCGTTGGAGGAGCGAGGAACAACTCCAAATCCTGCCCAAAGACGTAAGACCAGTTTCCTTTGTATCCAAAGAAGTTTACTGCCCTAGCACGAACATCATAGATGCCGTCTTTAACTCCAATAACCTCCGCACGACCACCTTCAATCCTACCAAAGTTTTTCCAATCCTCAGAGGAAGAGTCCTTGTATTGAAACTGAACATAGTCAATATTAGAGGCAGTATAGGTGAAGTCAACTAGCATAACACCAGTGACTTGCTCATTGACAACCTGAAGTTCCCCAGATACGGAGATACCAACATCTGTTACCTCACTTGGATCAGGAAGGTTGGTGTTGTTTTGTTCAAAACTAGCTGGTGCTTTGTCTGTGAAGACGTTAGTACTAATCTCCCTCAGTGTCATTTGAACTTGTAGGTCAAGCCCTTGTGTTAGTCCAAAGCTCCAATTAGTCACTTCGAAAGGTTTGTTAGCCCAACCAAAACGAGTATTGTTGATATAGATAAAATCCCCTACTTCAACTTGGAAGGCTTTAAGACCAAAAGAAGCAGAGAAGGTCAACTGCTCCCTGTTCCTGCGCAATGCAATATTAGCAATACGTTGGGCCATGATAGGGGTGCTTGTAAAAGGAAGAGACAGGTCTAAGGTGTTTACAATACCATTATCTGTAGCTACAAATTCTGGCTCTGAAACTTCCGGGTAGTCTGCCTCTTGGTACTCTGTCTCTGGGCCTTTGAACTTGCCTTTTACAGTATTGAAGTTGGTCCTACGGGAGTGCCTAGTAGAAAGGCTTAGGCCACTACGAAGATCATTCTCATCAAGGGTGATAGTAGGAGTAGTGTACTTTGCAGCCTTAACTCTCCACTTACCTTGAGAGTACCAGAACAGGCCACCCATAGAAGTAAGTATATCCGAGATGATTTGGCTAGGCTCAAAGCTAGTGACAAAACTACCATTACAGGTGTAGCGTTTACCACCATTTGCTGATTCATCACAGATATTAGCCGCAGTGATAAAGAGGCTATCCTCTATCTTGCTAGAGGCTTGGTTAAGCCCATAGTCTGAACTCAGGTAGTCCCTCAAACAAAGGGCAGGGTTATCTGACCAAGAGATTGTGCTTGTACGAGGATCAAAGACTTTCTTGCCACGGATAGTAGCAGAAACAGAAGGTACACCATTAGGGAAGGCTTCTGCATCATACTCGAAACGAACATACAGATATGCGATACCTTGCAACCGATGGTCTGTAGTCCACTTACCTTCTGTAAGATCAGAGGTCTCTTCTACAAGAGAAGGGTCAGCAGTCTGAGTAGTTGTCCCATAGTAACGTTTGACAGTCACCTTGCCTTTGTAACGAGAGGGTGTTTTGACTCGGCTATCCTCACTAATCAGAGTTTTAGTCAGGATTTCTCCAGATACCCAAGCCCCTACAAGTTCTCCGCCCAATTCAACAAAGTCTTCGTAGGTGATAGCACCGATAGGTTTGTTTACAGGAATACCTGCACTAGAGCCGACACCACCACCAAAAGTAGCTGATTTGGTGAAGAGCTTTAGTTCTCCCCCGGAGCGCAAGGAGATGACGTAAGACACTGTGTATTGGTAGGAATCACTAAGTTCCACTAACTCATCATTAAGATAGATTTGTTCAAAACTCTCTACCTCATGTCCAGCAAAGGCCAAGATGCGGTGAAGGACGTTATTGTTTGCCCCAGTAGAAGCGTCATAGATACGGGCACCACCTACACGAGCCTCTCCGTAGATGATCTGATGGTCTAGTGCAGAACCATTTGCTCCAGCGATACTGTAGCCACGACTACCACCACCAATACTCGGCTTAGGGGTGAGAGCATTAAGGGCAGCCCCCATAGCTGTTGAGACAAGAAAGTAGGTCAGTGCAGAAGAGACAGCAATAGTCCCGACAGCTACCCCCACCCCAGTAGAAACAGCAGCCATTACAGCAGAAACAGCCATATCAATCCCTCAACAATTTGGTGTAGACATTCTCTACATGTTTATAGCCTAGCCAAGATAGCAAGACATCGAAAGGCTTATGTCTTTTTGTATTGACTACAAGAACAGAAACACCATCCTCTTTTAGGCACTCCTCTGCAAACTTCATAAGTTTTGCACCTGTGAAACCCTTACGGTATTCCTTCTGTAGGTACAGAACATCATTGAAAGCAAACAAGTGGTCTTTATAGTGTAGGTGGTTCCTACAGAGGACTACAAAGTAACCTACAAGTTTACCTTCTTCTCTGGCAGTAAAGATTTTCAGACTACCATTATCTTCTAAGTCAGCATAAGTGTCCCAATCGGGGTTCATCTTAATGGCATCTTTGTTGACAGCAATCTCTTCCCAATGTTGCTCTAGAAGAACGGCAGCATCATCTTTATAGGAGACTAGGGATTCTTGTTGATATACGATTGGCATGTCGGGTGCCTTTCTCTACTGAATTATTAGGGCACTACTTGGCAACTTTACCCCAGAAGATTTCTTTGTCTTGGAGGGAAGCTACAAACTCCAAACCTTTATCACTAGGGAAACGTGACCTTTGATCTTGATCTGTAAAGCGCCTTACTACAGGGCGTTCTAGTTTAATCAACACATTTTCTACCGTAATAGAGATTGTAGCTGTGGATGATTCCTCTGAGATATTCATTTGGTCTAGCTCACCAGAGAAGATTTCTGCTAGGTGTTTAGTCTCACCCTCTGTCACAAACTCAAAGAGGTCTTCTGTAGTAATAGTGTCACTTGCTTGTGTGATGATTGTTTTGTTATTCAGCCAAAGTCCAAAATAAATCTTACACTCACGCCCTTGGTAAGGCTCAGAAAGAGCAAGAGACAGGAAATCAGAGGGTATGCCAGACAGAGTAATAGAGGCACCCTTAGCTTCAATCTCAGTAGTCTCTTCAACTGAGGAGACAGACAGCAGTTGGCCTACACCAAGGTAGGTCTTAGAACCAATAGTCAGATCACCATAACCCGACCAGACATAAAGAGGGCTGCTAGAGAAGTTTAAGTCTACAGCAAAGAAAGGATAAATTACTTCTTGTTGTAGCCCATCTACAAACTCTGTGGTAAGGTCTCTTGACATAAGTCACCTAAATATTGTCGGGTTAAAAGAAATGTACAGTTTGTTGTTTAGGCACTAGGCTTACTGAAACCCAACTCAGTCTTACGAATGGCTGGAACTTCAATCACACCAGAGGCACCCTCAATAACCCAAGGCCCACCCTGAGCACTTTCTGCGGTCTGCCCCAACTGCACTACAAAAGTACACTCAATCACACCCTCTTTACGGCTGACATCCCCTATAAAAGGGAATACTTCAGGGCTAAAAGTACCACCCTCTGGGATACTAGAGAAATCATAGACTTCAATGCCAAAGATAAGTACATCCCCCAAGACACTAATCTCTGTTTCCAATTGGCCGGGTAGACCTCTTTGAGGGAGGAGGGTAAGTTTCATTTGTTTAATCTTTCTTGTTTATTAGAACCAGCGACCCGTTGCGACCAAGTGCATCACGTCAGCCCTTCTGGCATCCACTTTGTCCCGGACAGAAAGTACCGCCGCCGTGGCAGAGGGTGTTGAGTCAATACAGACAGCAGCCAGAACTGTAGCAACAGCATTTCCTTGTACAACAGGAGCCGAGGAGAAAGCCGCAGGGAACGTCCAAGTTACACCAGCTGAGGTGGAAGCGGTGAGCTTAAAAGTGCAAATCTGTGTACCATCAGCAAACCTTACGTACTCACCGTTTGCATTGCTGCCTCGTTCAAAGACCGAGCCTGTAGGTACACCAGAAGCTTGTGAGACAGTGCCAAGAAGAGTTTCTTGGGTAAAGACTTGTGTCCAGCGAGACCATACAACGCCGTTGTAGACCCTAGCCCAGATGCCACCCTCATTGACGTTTCTACACATTGTCTGACGGAGGATAGTTGCATTAAACCTTTGGCAGATTACTGTACCAGATGTCCCAGAAAGCCCGGTAGGGTATGTGCCTATAGTGGTTGCATTATACCCGTAAAAACCTGAACCTACATTGCTGAAGGCATCAAGGTCTACAAGTATGCTTGCGGTACCATTCAAACCGATACCAAAGTCCCCTGTCTTTGTCAAACGACCTGTAGTAGTGTCAGTAGCAGTCTGGGTAATAGCATTACCAGAGATGAGACCTGTGATCTCTACATTAGTCTGAATGTTCTTAAAAAACTCTGCTCTAGTGATTTTGTTGGTTGCGTTAAGAGAGGTGTCTACAATAGCAAGAACGTCTGTAGAAGCAGTATTAGCGCCTGTGATTGCAGGGAGCTGGGATATTTTAATCGTAGCCATTACATTGCCTCCACGCAATCAAAAGTGATACCATAGGAACTACTCTCGTTGATACCCCATTGGGTTACATTGTCCTTGAGACGGAACCTACCTTTTGTATTAGCTACAACAAGTAAGCCATTGTCACCGGGGGAAATACGGAGGTTAGGCCAAAGATCAAGAGTAGCATTACCAGAAGCATCTGAATCTACTTGGGTCAAGACTTTATAGAGGTAGGCAGTCACCCCAGAGCCTAGTTGGATGTAGTCACCCGGGAGAAGATAGCCAGTGGTGTTTATAGGCAAACCATCAATGATCAGAGTATCCCCTGTTTGACCACCACCATTGACACGAGGGGTTCCGGGTGTAGTTGAAGCAGAACCTTGGGCAGTTACACAGTTGGGATCACCCAAGAGGAAAGTACCAATCTGTCCTTTGAGACTAAGAAGGAAAGCAATCCAATACTCTGCATCTTGTCGTTTCATAGGAGGAAGGGAGATGGAAGCAGCCCACCGTTGTCCGGGATGGGCTACAACCTGTTGTTGATACGTAAAGGGAGACTGACTGATAGCTACAGCATTCTCAGCAGAGAGGGTAATGTTGGCAATCCCAATGTTAGTCGGGGTGTTCAATGGGTAGCTGATTGTCATAGTATCCCCTTAACGGAAGGCTTGTTTCATTTGTCCACCACGAAGACGAGCATCAATCACAGCAGCCTTGGTGGCATTGGTGATCTGTGGGATCATTTTTGCAATCTCAGTACGGACCATAGCAGAGTCACTACCAGTTACAGTGATGTTGTTTTGGACAGTGATAGAACCACCCCCACCAGTATTACCAGCAGTTTGTTTGGCATTGACTACAGTCCCAGAGTGACGAGGGATCACAAGTTCAGGCCCATTCTCACCCACCATGTAAGTCCTATTGGCCATCATAGAGCCACCCGTAGCCAAGCCCGGAGGACGAGGAGGAGGGGCTACAGAACCAGCAGGCCCTTTAGAAGGCATAAGGAAGCCAGAGACACTGTTTACAAGTTGTTGGACCACAAGTACCCGATAGAGTTCCTTGATAATCTCAGCAGCCATGCTCTTGAAGGCTTCTTTAGCAGACTTAGTGCCATCAACCATAGACATGAAGGCATCTTCCATAGAAGACTTTACAGTGTTCATAAGGTCTATGCGTTGGTTATCAAGGTCAATCAGACGCTGAGTCTCGGTTGCTTCTTGTATCAAACCTGCAATAACTACTGGGTTTGTAGTCTTGAAGTCATCCCCGAGAGCCTGACGAACCTTTTGGTAGGCTTCAGAAGTACCAACCAGTTCCCTTTCAAGATCAAGTTGCTTCTGGAACTCACCTATAACGTCTCGGGTTTCCCCACCACCACTAGAAGCACTACCATTAGTCCCTCCAACCGTGGGCGAAGGGATAACCCTCATCCCTCCATACAAAGCGCCACTCTCTTTAGCCAGTTTCTCGCCAGAAACCCTGCCTTCACCATACAGGCTGTACTGATTGGCCATATAGGCGGCACCACCAACAGAGTTAGAGGCAACCCAAGCGTTTGCCGCCCTAGCCATTTGGTCAGCAATGCCAGAAGCTGCAACATGACTACTAGCAAGAAGAGCATAAGCACTTGCCAATGAGGCTACAAAGTTATCAGATTCTTGCTTTGTTCTGCCCATATAAGAAAGTTGGTCTGCTGTGGCTTTTAACAGTTTCTCCGAGGATTCCTTCTCAAGACGAAGCCTGATTACGGTAGCATCCACTGCTGCTTTCTGCAATCCGGCAGCTACAGAAAGACCACCATTAAGCATGCGTTGTGCTTCAGCTTGAGCCTCTAGTGTCTCTAATTGTGCCTCTAGGCTGTCTAGGTTTTCTTGAAGAACAGTACCTTCGTCACCAAAGACAGCACCAAGGTTAATACCTCCACCTTGCGCTACGGCCAGATAGAAGGCATCAAGCTCTGCTCTTACTAAAGGTATTTGTGCTTTCAGGTCTTGTATTTGTTGACTAGCAGAAGCTACCCCTGCGGATTCCGTATTAAACTTGAGCTTAAGAAAAGCCTCTTGATTCCTTTCAATTTCAGAAGTCAATGCTTGCAAAGCGCCGGAGAGTGTGGTTATACCCCCCGCTCCACTTTTTGCATCTTTACCCGAACTTGCAAAAGTCATAGCAAGCATCGCCAACAAGGGGATCAGGATAGTTACGCCCGCAAAGGCTGTGGACAAAGCAATCTTAAAGCCCAATATACTGTAGGTACTCGCTTGCAATGCGGGGGGCAACAGATACAACAACCCAGCCAACTGTGTAGCTTGCTGACTAAAGGCAACCAGAGGATTAGTCCCACCCTGCACCTGAACGATAAAGTCACTAACCTGATAACCAGTCTGTTGTGCGGCTACACCAAACTTATTCATCCCGTCAGAAGTCTGATTGACATGTTGAGAAAAACGATTGCCTACCCCACCAATACCATTCTGGAAATTCTGATATTCTTGATTGAGGGATTCTACAGCAGCTTCGTGTCCCCCAGTGATCTTTACACCAAGAATATGCGCCGTATTGATTTCATCAAGGGACTTCTGATACAACTGAGACGAGGCATAAATCTGATCGTACTTTAGGCGAAGCCGCTCAATCTCATCCTCAAAAGAAGAAGCAGAAGCACCAGCAGAAATCCCTTGGGCACCTAACCCAAGATTAGGGCCTATTTGGGCTTGGAAACCTTGTGCGTAAGAAGCAGCTCTTTTCTCTTCTTCTGCCCTACGCTTTATCTCCGAAGCAACGATTTTGTAGTTTGCATCAACAATCTTTTGGGCTTCTCTCTTTGCCTGATCTGCTTCCCTTTTACGAGCCTTCTCACGCTTGTCAGATGCTTGTTGAACCTTGGCAGCAACAATAGCATCTGCCTTTTCTATAAGGTCCAAGTTGGCTTGTGTAGTATCAGCCAGCTTTTTCATTACACGTTTAGCACGAGCCTCTTCCCTAACAAGACTGTCTACAGTTTGGATAAAGATGCTTTTGGTAGACTTAACAGCGTTATTAAGGTTGGTGACTTCAGTAAAGTCTGTAGTAACTACAAGATCAGCCATTTTTGTTCACAACCCTCAAGTAAACTGCGTCTAGTCGTTTGACCACCTCAGTCTCCCAAGGTAGCAATGTGTTTTGTGTCATACGTCTCCAAGCATCAATCTCTAAGTAACTGATAGGAGTGGGTCCAGAGAACCCTTGACCTCTGGTGCTATTGAGCAATAAAAAAGCAGTCCAGACGTATTCCAATAACTCTGGGAACTCTGGTCCCTGTAGAGCCAATGGCGTTCGTCCAGACTGCTTTTCCACTTCTTGCAAATGTTCTCTCTCAGTCACACCATTCTTGTCAGGAAGAGAGAGCTTAAAGTACCACTCTGCATACTCCTCAAGATCAAGGATCA